GATCGAGAAGGCGCTTAACGAAACCGAAGAATGAGGTTTAGATGGCGTATTTCAAACGCGACAGATTTAGCGGTATTGCTCCTGGGGTCTCCCCCAGGTTGCTTGCTGATCAGTTCGGGCAGGTAGCGGAGAACGTAGATTTTGAGTCTGGTCGCTTCGTTGCGATTACTGAGGATTCGGCCACTTATACCTTGCAAACTGGTAACCGCCGTTCAATTTATTACTACCGCGATACTAACTGGTTGGAATGGATTGAAGACGGCGTGTCCGTTGTTCCTGGCCCCATCCCTGGTGACACCCTAGACCGCCTCTATTTTACTGGTGATGACTACCCCCGCATGGGGACGGCAGCAACTCTGGTATCAGGCAGCAACGGATACCCAGTAAACTCATACAGACTTGGAGTGCCTGCGCCATTAAACGCACCAACAGTGGTAGTTAATGGCACGGCTGATGACACGCTTACCCCCAACGATGTCAGTTATGTCTACACGCTTGTAACCGCGTTTGGCGAAGAGGGTCCGCCTAGTTCTCCAAGTGCAGTCATTCAATTAGATGACACACAGTCCACGACCCTTAGTCTGCCTACGTCAGATCAACCTTCCGGTAATTACAATTTTACTACTGGCGCTTTGAAGCGTATCTACCGATCAAACACAGGCTCGACTAATACCCAGTTTCAGTTTGCTGGCGAAGTAGGTTACACAGCCACCTCATTTACGGACACTCAGGACGCCGCGACTTTAGGTGAGGTACTACCAAGTGCAACATGGATTGGGCCACCTGACGACAGTTCTCTTTATCCAGATGGCCCCCTAAAGGGGTTAATTTCTCTGGCCCAGGGCACAATGGCGGGCTTCACAGGCAAACGATTCTGTCTTAGCGAGCCATTCCTCCCCCACGCTTGGCCAATCCAATACCGGATCACCACTGAAGAAGACATCGTTGCTATAGCATCTACCGCAAATGGCGTAGCTGCCTTGACTGACGGTCAGCCGTACTTCATCACGGGCACCGAACCGAGTGCAATGACCGCGGTCCGTATAGATTTAGCGCAGGCATGTGTCAACGTAAACAGTGTCGTGGATATGGGCAGCTATGTTCTTTATGCAGGGCCTGATGGTTTATGCGGCTTGGAGAGCGCTTCGGGGTCCGTGGTCACCGCTGGGCTTATCTCTGTTAAGCAATGGAACGACGACTTTAACCCAACCACGATCCGCGCCTTTAAACACGAGGGTACGTATGTTGCGTTCCATGCAACGGGCGGTTGGGTATACGACCCCCGTGGAGACGAGAACGCCCTGACAACTTTGTCTATATCCTCTGATGTTCGTGGCGGCTACACAAACCCTAAAGATGGGGAGTTGTACTTAATTGTTAATAACGAGATTGTTAAGTATCGCGGCAGCGCTACTAGCAAAACCGCTAAATTTAAAAGCAAGAAGTTTGTCACTCCAGCTCCTGTATCTATGGGCTGGGTCTCGGTCCACGCTAACGAATACCCAGCGACGGTTAAGGTCTATGGGGACGGAGTGTTGGTTGCTGATTACACGGTAACAAAGTCTGGGTCTACTTATACGCAGGCGACTACTGTGCCGAGCGGCATTAGCAACGGCACCCTCCGCGAACCAATCATGCGTATGCCCGCAGTTGTTGCCCAGGAGTGGGAAGTACAGATCGAGGGCACTGATATCAACGAGTTCTGTTTAGCGCAGAGCATGGACGAGATACGTCAGTCATGACAGTCCGCCGAACGGATCGCCCAACCAAAGTCCCAGGGTTCCCTAAGATCCCCGCTAAAACTGATCCGCAAATGCGCCAGTTTCTTGAAGCAATTGTTGAAGCAGTTGATATTCGCTTGGGCCGCAAAGGCGATCCGACCGATCGAGCGATTACGCTGCGTGAGCTAATTGATTCAGGTCTTGCCAAAAGATTAAAAGCATCTCCGTATGACCCAAACAATTTTGGTAATAGCAATATAGGTTTTGAGGGGCCCATCCCAATAGGCAGCTCTCCCACTGCTCCTACGGGAGTTAGTGTTAACGCGGCTTATTCTCAGATAAACATCTTTTTTGATGTGCCTTATTATAGAGGCCACGCGCAAACAGAAATTTGGTCACACACTTCTGACGTTCTGGGTGACGCCACTTTAGCGGGCGTAGTTATAGGTCGGTCCTTCGTTGACCTTGTAGGTCCAGGAGCGACCCGATACTACTGGTTACGACATGTGAATTCTGGCGGAGTTCACGGCCCGTGGAACGCTAGCGCAGGGACACTTGGGGAGACCGCACTCGATGTAGCCTTCATGCTAGACCTGTTAAACGGGGCGATTACCGAATCAGAGCTTGCTAGCACACTTACAAGTAAGCTCGACGGTTTTGAAAATGATATAGACGACTTAGAGACTACTTTAGGCAATACTCTCAACGCTGCAACAAGTGCTGCAGCAGCAGCCGCAAGTGAGTCAGCGGCTATAGCTGCAAAGGTAGCGGCTCTCCTCGCGCAAGGTAATGCTGAAACCGCAGAACAAAATGCTGAAACTGCAGAGACTAATGCAGTGACTGCTAGATCTGGAGCAGAAACAGCTCAGACAGCTGCGTCACAGTCAGCCACGGGCGCTGCTGGATCAGCGTCATCCGCATCTCAAAGCGCAATAACCTCTGCTAATTCAGCAACAGCTGCGGGTTCTTCCGCTTCTGCTGCAGCAACGAGTGAAACAAACGCTGCGACCTATGCGACTAACGCAGGTACAGCTTCGACCGCGAGTCAGACATCTAGGCTTGCAGCAGAAGCGGCTGAAACAAATGCAGGTACATCTGCAACAGCGGCAGCAACCAGCGCGACCAATGCTAGTGCGAGTCAGACAGCAGCCAGTCAAAGCGCTTCTGTTGCTAACACAAACAAGATTGCTGCTGAGACTGCGCGTAGCGGAGCTGAGACAGCTGAGACCAATGCGGCGAGCAGTGAAACTAATGCGTCGGGCTCTGCTTCATCAGCTTCTACAAGCGCAACCAATGCGGCAAACTCCGCGACAGCCGCGGGCAACTCTGCATCAGCGGCTAACACTAGCGCTCAGACAGCTTCTACACAGGCGACTAACGCTGGCACATCTGCCTCGGCTGCGTCTGCGAGTCAAACGGCAGCGAGCACTAGTGCGACCAATGCCGCAAATAGTGCGGGGGCTGCCTCCACTAGTGCTACTACTGCAGCAGCGAGTGAAACAGCTGCTGGACAGTCAGCTACTACTGCGACTACTCAAGCAAACACAGCAACTACAAAGGCTGGCGAGGCTTCTACGTTTGCATCAAATGCCGCCACTTCAGAGTCAAACGCAGCGGGGTCTGCTAGCGCAGCATCGAGCACAGTAAACGGTTTGACCGCCAGGTTAGATAACGCAGGCGGCACCGGTGTTACAGTTGAGCAACAGTTTTCTGCAAACGCTACCTCACTAGGGACGCTAGAGGGGCAATACACAGTTAAGGTAGACGCCAACGGCGCAGTTGCAGGTTTCGGCCTGGCTAATACAACAACTTCTTCCGGTAACAACACGAGCGAGTTCTACGTCAACGCTGATCGCTTTGCCATTATGCGAGGGGGTTCAGATACGACCACCGCTGTAACGCCTTTTGTCGTGCAGGCTACCGCTACTACCATCAACGGGACGGCTGTACCTGCAGGCGTTTATATAGACGCTGCCTTTATTAAAAATGCATCGATTACTGCAGCTCAAATTGGTTCAATAAATGCCGACACAATTTCTACAGGGACACTAAGCGCAGACTATATTCTTGGAGGTACGATTGATGCTTCGCAAGTAAATATTGCGGGCGTGGGTACGGGCCTAAACATTTCTTCTGCAAGCTCTGGCTCTCGAATGGCTATGGCATCTGATGTCATTAAAATATTTGATGGCAACACTCTTCGAGTACAGCTTGGTAATTTGTCAGCGTAATGGCTACCTACACGGTTGGGATTACCAGTGCCTCCTCGGTCAGTCAGTACCCTTTGACAACGAGTGCTACGCAAGACATTCAAATTAACGATACTGTCAGCCTTACGGTTACCGTAGGTACTAACACTACTGCCCAAGCTACGAGTCTTACTAACGAAACATACTCAGTAGCTGTGTTTACGCTCTTAAATTGCACAGTCAGCCCCTCATCTAACGTTAGGTCAGGCGGCACGGTTACAGTTACGCCTGTTAATAACAACACAGGTTATCGGTGTGAAGTTGTAATCACTCATTACCATGAAAACCCAGTTGGTGGTTCTGCTGGAACAAATCGACAGACTAAAACATTTGTGCTTAGCGGTTCGGTGGGCGTGCTACCCGTCTATGGCTTGGAGATATTTGACGCCAACGGTAATTCAAGACTGCGGTACGACAACAGGCTGTGTAAATTTAACAGTGTTTTTACTGGCACGCTCTCTGGCCAATCCGGAACTTTATCCGTCCCTGGCATCGCATCGGACGGCACCTGGGGCATAAGCAACCAAGCCCAAAATAGTCTTGTGAAATGCTTTATTGGCACTAATGTTATCGCTTTGAGTCAGGCTAATTTTGGCTCAGCGGGTAACTTATACGGCGGCAATCTCAATTACGAAATTATAGTGTTTAGGGTCTGACATGCCTTACGGTTTTCTTTCAAATACAGACAACGGTTACGCTCAGATTGACGGTGAAAACCTTCAGCTTAAAGTACTAGCGAGCGGTACCGTTGTACCTGGTGTTATTGGTGGCTCTTCATCTGACAAAGATAGCGCGGGTAATGTGTACTACCCATTTACAGGCCGTTCATCAGGTTGGAACCCAAACAAAGCGGCAGTTTCCATCGCGATCCCATCAGGCTATGGCACAAAAGATGTATTCCTTTTTGCGAAACCCTCTAACTCTAATCAGACTACAAAGATGATTGGTTGTTTATTTTCTACATCTCAAGGTACTGGTTACTTTCAAATAACCTGTCCTGAATGGGTGAGCTGGGGCTCCAATACCGTCGATTATAAGTTGTGTGCAATTAATAGCGACGAAGATGAGAACACGTCGTACGGACTTAGAGTGTTTACCGCTTCAGGGGGGTTAGGGTTTTCAAGCAACCGCACAAATTTTAAAGGCGAACAATTTGCTTACGGAACTCCAAATAGAACTATGACATCGACAACCAGCACTAACTATGGCTCTACGGTTGTCGGACCTTTGTACTTTGATAAACCAAATGAAAAGGCGGATTACTACTGTTTTTTAAACGGATGTGCAGCCTATTCAGCCTGGCAGCTGGTTACAGGCGGAAGCCAACAATCTTCCTTTACTTTCAACCAGAACACGAGGGGCATTTATTGGTATCAGCCTTACGTGGAGTTTAATTTATCAAGTACCCCATCAGTAAAAATGTATTCGACTTACAGTAAATCTCTCGCATATGGCAGCTACTTAGGCAACGCAGTTGATTTAGCGTCAACGCGCGGGATCGTTATAGGAATTTTTGTATGAAAAAATTTGCAATGGTAAATCAAGGTTCTGGCGAGGCTGAGTACATTGTGTCGCCAGCAAGCGCAACAACCTACATGGACGGATCTACGTACGGAGAACACCTGGCTGTAGAGATTGATGCGTCGGAGCCTAATGATGAGTTTTTAGCGACTAAGTATTATCGGGATGGTTGGCAAACTAGAGAAGCACGTCCTTCTAGCGAGCATATGTGGATTGAGGACGCGTGGTCAGTACCCGCGATTAGTGCAGAAGATCTGTGGTCCGCGGTCCGTTTAATCCGGAATATAAAGCTCGGAGAATCAGATTGGACACAGTTTTCCGATAGCCCACTATCTGACTCAGACAAAGCAGCGTGGGTAACGTACCGTGCCGCACTAAGAGACATACCTTTAACTAACGCCGACATCACTTCTGTAGAAGATGTGGTATGGCCAACTAAACCAGGAGACTAACCATGCACGTAGGTAAAGGAAAACAATGTTACTTAAACGCTAAACCCGCTAAGAAAAAAGCTAAGAAAAAACCTAAGAAGGCGAAATAGAATCATGGCTAATAAACGCGATTACAAAGAAGAGTATAAGTACCATCAAACTCCTGCGGAGAAGAAACGTCGTGCTGGGCGTAACAAAGCCCGCCGTGCTGCTCTTGCCGCTGGTAAAGTAAAGAAGGGTGACAACAAGGATGTACACCACAAGGACGGTAACCCTCGCAACAACAAGAGTAGCAACGTTGCTGTTGTTAGCCGTAAGAAGAATCGCGGCAAGTACAGGTTCGCATAACCTCTATGAATTTAATGCATTAGATTCATGACCTGACCCCCCGTATAATTGCGCCTCAACTAACCAGAGGCACATATGATTCTTTACGCAATAGTATTTATTCTTATAGCACTAGGCGCTA